GCCATTTAACGTATTAAACAAATTAGAGTCTACCGATGAATAATATGATGGTAATGTAGTATTTCCAGTAGTAATATAGTCATTCTGAGTATAGGTAAAAGCATAACTTGGTTTAAATAAGTTTGAAGTATTATTTAATGTGTTATCATGTCTTTCTGAATAAATTGTTCCTGTAATAGGATAATTCATTTTAAATTCTCCACTAATAACTAAACCACTATTATATGTAGGAAATCCAAATATTCGAGATAAATCAATCTGTTGAGGGATTCTAGGTGAATGAGCATCTATACCACGTTGTAATAAAACTATTTTATATTCATCATAATCAGTAATATAATTAGTTAAATAAATGTCTGTTGAATCATTACCATAAACTACGTTACTAGCGTTATTTCCACCTAATGTCCTAATCATTGGAATTTTAAGTACACTTTGACCGATTGACGGAGTAATTCTTTGGAGATATCTAACACCAAAACTTAATACGTCAGGATTTGGATTTGCTAATGATTCGTATTGTCCAATAGTCATTCCTGTGATAACTTGGAAGTATTCAACATCCGAAGCAAAAGAACTTGTTCCAGAAACAGATGTTGTTGAAGATAAAACAGGTACAATATATGTTGTGTTTAAATTAGACCCGTTATTTGACAGAAAATCAGGGTTAGCATAATTTACATTTATTGATGCCGGAAAAATAGTTGTACCAGTTGTTACATTTTTATTTGCATCTCCACTTAACTCATCGTCTTGAAATGATAATAATTGACCTAATGTATAATCAGGCGCTGATTTATCTAAGACTAAAACCATAATATTATCTAAGTGGTGAGCAGTAGGTGCCGGATTTTCAGTGGGAAACCATTTAACTTTTATTTGGTTCCAACCGAGTTCGAAACCATCACCAAAACCAGGAACGTTATTAAAATATTTTGATTTAGTATTAAATAAGTTATATAACTCAGAAGTCGGTAATACAGTTGTTGTATAAAATTCACCCGTAAGAGTTAATTCTCCTTCATCACTATTATAATACGTTTCTTGGATTGGGAATCTTTTTATATTAACATCTAAAGAACCTCCGAATACTTGAGCGTAATTATTTATTTGATTTGCAGCTATTCCATTATATGTCACAGTCGCTGTTGAATTAATTAAAAAAGATGTTTGAGGGTCACCAGGTGGTTGTGGGAACGAACCTAATGAACCATCCATTTCAGTGTCAATAGATGTTGATGAATTACACTTACATCGTTCACATCCATCATCGGTATATAAAACTAATGGTAGAGTAAAATTTTTCAATTTATTTCCAATCTCTTTAATTTTATCTAATTGGGTCGTCAATAAAACCGCTAAACCTATATATATTGCTACGTATATGGTGTACAAAATCGCAAGAGCAAGAATTCCCCAGTTAAATACTGTAACCGCACCAAGACCAACTCCCACAGTTACAACATTAGAGTAAAAAGAAATCGCCGCACTAGCGTCTTGAGCAGCTTGAACAGTCAAGTACGCAATTAAGAAAAGAAATAACAATGGTAAACCAGTTGTCATTAACCACGCAAGAACATGTATAATAAATAAAATCGGTAGAGATAGAAACTTAAATACATTTAAGAAAAATGATATTACTAAATAAATAAAATCAAACCTATAGAAAGCGTCATTAGTTGGAAATGTGTTATAATCCCCCTGACAACTTGTATCAGTAATTTTTTTAACACCAACAGTATTCCAAGCAAATCGACTACCCTGATACCTATCAATAAACTGAGTTGTTGTATAAACTTTATTATACGACATATCATAAAATGTATCTCTACAATTAATTGCCTCATCAGGTACCGCATAATCATTCCAATCTAAACTGAAAGCATAAGAACCTTCCAACATAAACCTATCAAAAGGAATATTATAAAATGTGAAGAGATATTGAGCCGCAGGGTCTTCTCTATAAAATTGCAAAATATATGTTCCAGGTTCTCTAAATACTTGACTAAGATAAGGATTACCATTAGGGTCAGTAATTGTCAAATCTTTAACATTCTGAACTGTTTTAATTCTAATAATTTGTCCTTGGGTCACGGGGAGATTTAAAGTAACTAAATCACCATCAGGTAATGTAGTACTAGGGTCAGTAGCTTCAAATGTACCAAATGGGGTTAATATTGGGTCAGTAAATGGGTCTTCCCATCCTCTTTCTTTAATGTTTGGTATTAAAAAATACGCTCTTTTAGTTGGGTCACTTAAAGCAGGTGATTGAGACCACTTAACTTTAAATCTATATTTACCTCTTGTAGGTACTCCCAATTTAGGGTCATTACTTATTTTTTTAACCCCATTCTCATCGGTATATACATAATCTAAGTTCATAGGTACTTCTAATACCCATACACCATTTTCGTCAATAACTTTACCATCATTATCTAATTGAGCTTGTTCTAAAATTGGTCTACCATCCTTATCATTGAAGATTGTTTGTCTCAAAGCCACTATCTGACCCGGACCTGTGGTCATGGTACATAATTCACCAGCAGTCCTTTTAACTTTACATGCCGATTGTGTTTGATTTAAAAATTTAAAGTTTTTACCAACTTTTTGTGTGTCGTCAGTAGATATTATTGAACCCATAAAAACCGCAGTAGGTTCAAGTTTAACATTAGCTTCAGAAGTTAAATCAAAATCAACTCTTGCAATGTTATAATTACAAATCTCAAATTCACCAAAGAATGGTTCAATCTGAACAGTCTTTTGACTTGTTATAATTTGTGGTAACTCAGCATAATTTGTTGATGTTTTAAATTTTGAACCATTAACAGTATCTTCAGTTGCCAATCCCATTCTTATCAAATCCTGAGGAGTTAATGAAAACTCACCAATATCTGAAAGGTCAACTTGCATAAATAAAGTTTGTTGACCCACTGGAACTCCAAAAATCATGTAGTCACCCGACTCATTTGTTTTAACTGTAAACTTGTAATATTTTTCATAAACCTGAATAAGTGGTTTATCTGTTAAAACATCTAAACGTTCAGGAAAAGTTCCTACAGGTACGTGACCTGAGTGCGACTGAGTGTAAGGTAAAAGATTATATCTATATCCATCCTCATTAATATCTGTAAAACTTGTGTAAGGATATAATGATGCAATATAGTCATTTTGTGTATCTATGTCCTCGATTGGAACAAATACTGAAACTCTCGCATTAGGAATACCAAAACCATTATTACAGAATATTCTACCACAAACAACACCATAATCCGAACAACTTCTAATGTAGATGTCATCAGGACGAATAGCCAAAGACAAAATTTCTAAAGTATCAAAATTTTGTTCTAAAACTATAGGTATCTTAACAGGGATATTTTGATTAATACCTAATTGGGTACGTATTCTATATGACTTCGGCATTTTACTTTTTTAATAAATAGTTTAGCTACTATTTTCAAAATAGTAAATTATGTTCGAAAGTTAAGAGAAATTAACAGTACCTAAATTTAAAGTACTCACAGTAATGTCCTTATTTGGGAATCTAATTTGATAAATTTGTGATGGTGTTGCAAATAATGTTTCATTAATCAATCCAATTTGTTTTGTAGCACTATCACTATACGGTTGAGATGTTTGATTTGAGGAATATAAACCTCCAACTAAATTAAATACATTTAGCTCACTAATAGATAAAACACCATTTAATGATTGTATTAATCTTTTTAATTCTGACATATAAACATTTTCACCCATGTTCCTGTTTAAAGGACTAAAAAAAGTATCCACAGTGTTAATTATATTTGTAACAACAGCTCCTTGATTTTGTGTTGAGTCTAATACTACACTAATATCAATTTTTAAATCAATAACCTCAGCACTTTCAACTGAAATATAATCATTAATCATTCGATAATTTGAGAGATAATTTGACACATTTGTTTTTAAACTACTTGTTAAATTTGAATCTAATTTACCTTCGTCATCAAACGTTAACATTTTAACTTTAATTTTATTATCCTCTTCAGTTATTGCAACTTTAGCCGGTGCTCCAAACTGAGACGGCATTTTTCTCAAAATTGAGTTATAATCATTAATTGTTACCGCTCTATTTTGAGAAGAGAAATTAAATCCAATTAAATTTCTAACCTCTTCAATTGTTGGTACATTAGCACCTCCAACAGCTGCGGTAACATTGGTACAAGACATACTATTAATAACCGAACTATTAATTGATTGATTTGGCCCATTAACCGCAAAATTTATCGTACCAATTTGGTTGATAACCCCTGTACCTAAATTAGTCCCCAATCCACCACCAATTCTATATTGAACAAATAATGTTGTATTTGGTGTGATTGTTGAACCTAAAGATAAATTGTTCGAGTATTTGGATAAATCTAAAGGTGTACCATTTCTAGCAAATTCTCTTAATAGTTCATCTGTTGACTGACTTCCCCCACCAAATGTCATTTTTAAAAATCCTTGAGGTGTGTATTCAGTTATAAATTTATCACTTGTTTGAAGATATCTGCCAACTTTTTTTCCAGCCGCACTTTGTGAACCTGTCGGGTCTTCTACAAATATCCTATCTTGTGCTAAAGCGTCAACCTCATACCACCTATTATTTAATCCTAAAAATTCTTCAACAGACGGAACATTATTATAGTTTAGTCCATCTTTTAATAAAACACTTGTAACACCTAAAACATTTTTTTCAGGTAAAAATAATTCTAAAAATGGTCTTGACTCAGAGGTAGTAATTGTTTTTCTAAATACTTTAGTAATACCATTAACTACGGGTTCTCTTTTAGTAATTCTATAATTTATTGTTGTACCATTTGCGTTTTGAATTGGTGTTTTAGTTCTATTTCTAAAACCTTCACTATTTGTTTCCTTTGAGAAATCTATATCATTTGCAGTTTCAAACACTTGTCCAGCTCCGTATACTTGTGAACCTCTTCTTAATATTCCACAATATTTAATATTTTCTTTATCTCCCTCAACAGGAACTACAATTGAAAAATCAACTAAAGCAACTGACGGTCTTTGTCCAGGTATTTTAAGTCCATATGTTCTCGCAATGTTATATATTGATGAACTCTGTTGAGCATATTGTAAAACAGTTTCTTGTATACCTCTATCAATATGATAATGTAAATTATCCGTAACTGCAGCATTAAGGTCTAAAAATACTGAGAAAACCGCTGCATCATTAACATTTTGAATTAACTCAGGATAGTAAGCTTTAACAAAATTTACTAACTCTTGTCTTATATTTTGAAAGTCCCTTGTTGTGTATGATATTTGTTTGTTTGCCATATTATATATTAATTATTACAAAACTACTTGAGTTAAAGACATCATTTGTTATTTGATAATCAATTCTTACTTTAGCAGTATATTCTTTAGTTGCTAATCCTGGTATTGTTAATTGTGTATTTACAACATTTCCTTCTGTTGTAACATATGGTCCGGCTTCTTCTGATGAAAGAGCGGTAACCCTTATTGATGTTATCAATAAGTTAGGTATATATGTCTCCACAGAATCTTTAATCTCCGATTCAATATCATTAAATGTTGGTCCATCTAATGGTTCAAAAATATATTCATACAATCTTGTACCAAAATCAGGTAAAAAATATCTACTACCTTTTCGAGTTAATAATAAATGTATTAAATTATTTTTAATCTCATCACTAGTAGTTTCAGATAAATTAAGATATTTTCCAGTTAAGGAATCACCAAAAGGAAAATTAATACCGTATGTTACACCATTACCCATATTTCATAAATAGTATGAAATTAAAAATCCCGACCTAGCTCGGGATAACACATCGGATTTTTTTAAGAAGAACAACCAAAACAATCAAATTCACTATTTTCAGGTTTGTCAGGTAGATTCATATAACTGTAATCAACCTTTGGTGGTTCAGGTGTTGGTTTTGGTTTGTTAATTTTTGATACGTCCATAGCCAAGTGTTTAGCTCCCGTTGAGATTGCTCTTGTTCTAACGTAATAACAAAGTGTTTTCAATCCTTTTTCCCATCCATAAAAATGTGATGATGAAATCTTTGACAATGTTGGGTTTGACATATAGATATTCATTGATTGTGATTGGTCAATGAACGGTGCTCTGTCAGCCGCCATTTCAATCAATGCCTTTTGTGAGATTTCCCAAATTGTTTTATACTTTTCAATCAGTCTTTCAATTCTCTTAACTTTAAAGTTATATCTTTTATCTTCAGGGTCCAAATAATTCAAGAAGTTAATTCCTTGAATTGAACCTTCATTCATAATGATTTCATTCTTTAAGTCCTCAGACCAAATTCCAATCTTCTCAAAATCACTAATCAAATACTTGTTAACAATCATAATCTCACCACCAATTACACGTCTGTTGAAAATTGCTGAATGAGCAGGTTCTGTCATTTCATATGACCCTGTAATCTTAGCTGAAGACGCTACAGGCATTTGAGCCGTAAATAATGAGTTACAAACTCCGTATTTACTAACATTTTCTTTTAGTGTCCCCCAAGGCCATCTTCCTGATAACTCATCTTCTTTCAATCCCCACATATCAAATTGGAATACCCCTTGTGACATTGGTGACCCTTCAAAGTGAGTGTATGGTTCATACTTACCATCTATACACAATCTGTTACTTTCAGTGATTGCTGCGAAATAGATTGTTTCAAAAATCTCTTTATTTAATTTACGAGCCTCTTCAGATGTGAAGATGTAATCCATCAAATAGAATACATCCGCAAGTCCTTGAGTTCCAATAGCAATTGCTCTTTGGTCTAATCCACCCTTATGACCTTTTTCAGTTGAATAACTATTAATGTTAACTACTTTATTTAATGCTCTAACAACCTTACGGGTTTCATCATACAACCCTTTAAAATCAAACTCACCATCTTTTACATAGTTCTTTAACACCATAGATGAAAGAGTACAGATTGCTGTAGTTTTCTCGTCAGTATACTGGTAAATCTCATTACAAAGATTTGATTGTTTGATTACACCAATGTTCTGATGGTTTGTCTTTCTATTAGCACTATCTTTAGAACATAAGTATGGAACCCCTGTTTCAACTTGTGATTCAATAATCTTATTCCAAATTTCCTGAGCCTTAACTTTCTTACCAAGACCCATACTTACGGCTAATTTATAATTTTCTTCATATTCATCACCGTAACTTTCTTGTAATGGTTTGATACCCGCCTTAATAATATCGTTAGGACAAAACAAATACCAATCGTTGTTGTTCTTAACTGCGTTCATAAAGTTGTCAGGAATCCAAAGTGCTGTAAACAAATCACGAGCTCTTAATTCCTCAGCTCCTGTGTTCTTTTTAATTTCCAATAAGTCAAAGATATCTTTATGCCAAGGTTCCAAGTAAATCGCTGCCGAACCAGGTCTACGTCCTTGTTGATTAAAGAAACGAAGTGACTCGTTAACAATCTTCAAATACTTTAATAATCCACCAGCATATCCACCTGAAGATGAAATACGACTCTCCTTACTACGAATGTTAGACATTGATAATCCGATACCCGCAGCGTCAGATGAGTAGGTTGAGATATCTCTCATGGTATTTAACAAACCTTCTCTTGAATCCGAATCATTATAATGAAGAACACAAGAAGCAAGTTGTGGTGTTTTAGTACCAGCATTAATCATGATTGGTGTTGCCGGAGATATTCTTTGTGTTGATAACGCTTGGTAATACTCAACCGCCTCCTCAAATGTGTTAGTCACCCAAAGAGCAACTCTCATATACATATGTTGTGGACGTTCAACTACTTTACCTTCCGACAATTTTAAAAGATACATTTCAGCAAGTGACCTCCAAGCAAAATAATCAAAGTTATAATCATTATCGTGATTGATAACTTCATCAATGTTAGAAGGTCCGTATTTTTCAATAGTCTCCATTAATTTTTCATTGATGATACCTTCACCATGTAACAAATGCATTGTGTTTGAAAAACTTGGGTCAGTTTCCTTATGGTAAGATGAAATAGCAACTGACGAAGCTAATCTTGAGTAATCGTGATGACTACCTGTAAATGCCGCAGCAATTTCATAGATTAACTTATCTAATTCTTTTGTTGTAATAATACCTTCAGTTGGTACTGAAGTGATAACCTTAATAAAGATTTCATCGGAGTTGACACTCAACCCCTTTGAAGCTCTTTTGATACGGTTATAAATTTTCTGTGGATTAAATGACGAATCATCTCCACTTCTTTTTTTAATTTTAAGTGACATCATAGTTCTATATAAGTAATAAATTAGAAATCGTCAGTAAAGGACAAAGTTTCATTTAATTTAGCCTTTTGGTATTCAACAGTTCTTGACTCAAAGAAATTACCTTTTGTTTCAACTGCGATTTGTTCCATAAATTTGAACGGTTGTTCAACATTAAATTGTTTTTTACATCCAAATTTTACTAATAATCCATCAACCACAAACTCAAGATATTGTTTCATTAAATTTGAATTCATACCAATAAGTGAAACTGGTAGAGATTCAGTAATGAACTCTTTTTCAATCTCTAATGCTGACAATAGAATTTCTTTAATTCTTTTTTCACTCGGTTTGTTTTCAATGTGATTGTTTAATAAGTGAATTGCAAAGTCACAGTGTAGGTTTTCATCTTTGAAAATCAAAGCGTTAGCATTACACAATCCTTGCATAATACCTCTTGATTTCAACCAAAAGATAGAACAGAATGAACCTGAAAAGAAGATACCTTCTACCGCAGCAAACGCAACCAATCTTTCTTGGAACGACGCATTTTCAATCCAATCCAAAGCCCATTTAGCCTTCTTCTGAACTGCAGGTAGGTTATCTAAAGCAGTAAAACATTTGTTCTTCTCATCTTCATTTGACACGTAAGTATCAATAAGAAGTGAGTACATTAGACTATGGATGTTTTCCATTGCTAACTGAATTCCGTAAAAGAATTTTGCCTCAGGATATTGTACTTCTCTGTAGAAATTCTCAGCCAAGTTTTCATTTACAATACCATCTGATGCTGCGAAAAACGATAAAATATTTTTTACAAAATACTGTTCATTCTCTGATAAGTTTTCCCAATCACGTAGGTCACCACTTAAATCTATTTCTTCTGCCGTCCAAAACGCAGCTTGATGCATCTTATAATATTCCCAAATATCGTTGTACTTGATTGGGAATATTACAAAACGATTTGGATTTTCTACTAAAATTTTTTCCATTTTTTGTTCCATATTGTTTTAATAATTATACTGTTGTTTGTTTTCTTTTCTCCATAATTTCTTTAATTCTACTTCTATTTCTTTCTTCCTTCTGTTCTTCAAGTCCTAAGAATGTTGTAGTACTTTCTGTATCAATTTCTAACATTTCGTTATTGAACTTACAGTTTTCAAATACCACCCCGTCTTTACCAATTCTTGACTTTGTGATAGCAATCGTCGCAAGATTTAATTCTTTTTGTTGTAGTGACTTGGCTACCGTGATGATAACGTGTCCTACCTGAGCTTTCTTAATAGAACCACCCATTTGGTCAGTTGTAACCACATCAGATGAAATAGAACTTCTATTACCCTGTGTTGCCGTCCAACCGGCAATATCCAATTCATGACACATTGACTCAAATGCTCTCATAACTGAACCTTCAGATTTCCATTCATCGTCCATCATCTTTTCAGGTGTTACACAATCAATATAATCCAAAATAACAACATCAATCCTTGTCCCGTCAGCAATCATCTTTCTAATCTGATTTTTAATCTGATTCATCGTTAATGTATCCGAAGGTAACTTTTTCATAATCAACTTGTTTGGCATGGTTTCTTTAATCTCAGCGATTTTAGCCATAACCTTTTCTTTATGATTACCAAGTTCGTCAGGTGCTATACCCGTCCAACACGTAAAATGTTTTCTCTGAATGATTTTATAGTTATCCTCAAAGAAGATTTGTAAAACATTAAACCCTAAATTAAAAGCGTGATTAGCAATCTTTGTGGTCAGTGTTGATTTACCAACACCAGTGGGTGCTAATATAACACCAATTTCTCCTTTTGCCAAACCACCTTTCAAAAGATTGTCAATACCCGGTATTCCCATAGGGATTGGATGTCTATAATCATCCGCTAATACCTCATCTAAGTCTTGAAACACATCTCCCGTTCCTCTATCCACGTTTCCAACCTGTAAAGCTCCTCTAACCATTTCTTCCAAGGTATCGTAGTTTTCAAACTCACCGTGGTCAATGATTTTCTTAGCTTTATCCATAACTTTTTGAAGTTCTTGTTGTTTACAAAACTTCAAAGCCTTTTCCTGAACAAACTGAGTACCCTCTTCGGTAACATTCTGTATATCAGAAATAGTGTCAAGAGTTATCTTTAATAATAACTCCTGACTAATTTCACTCTTAGCTTTTTGTTGAATTGTCTCAAAACTAGGACTGTGTTCAAACTTTGAATAGTATTCTTTTACCATCTGAACAAATAATCTAAAGTATTTGTTTTCAAAATAAGTAGATTCTATCACCTCAATAATTGAGTGTGAAAAATCCTTATCAAGTATCATTTGATTAAGAAGTTGTAATTGGAAGGTCTCTCCCAAATAGTCAAAATTTTTGTCAGCCATATTATGTTTGTTTTTAGAATAAATATCAACGAGCCAGCTGATAACCCATGTATTCGTGTGTTAAATTTCTAGATGACAACACGTCAGTAAGACCAAAAAGGATACCTTTTAGGAACGGGCGTATGTCTACGGTGTATCTCACCTTCGGTGGATAAAGTTTAGCATCAAACGTATAATGACACATTGTCGTATCACCATTTTTGATATAGATGTTAAACGACTCAGGTCCATCAGTGAATGATGTGTTCAATACCTCAGGGTCTTCACTAATCTGATATTGATTGTCCAACATGTAGTTTACAGTTTTCATCTTGAAATTTTCTTTCAATTCTGAAATGAAACCATCCATCAAATCAATCAACTCAGCCGAGTTGTGAGCCTTTGGGCTATACCCCTTAACGTTAAAAAAACGTTGTACGATAAAATTGTTGTTTACCGTCATCAAGAATTCCAGTTTGGTAATGTCTTGTTCTTTCATAATTTATGTTATTTTTTGTTTGTTTTTGTTTTTTCTTTTCTTGTTAACTTCATGAATGGTTGGATGAAGTATGTCCATGAGTCGTCACCCTTTGGTAGGTATTTAAACAACCCGTCTTGAACCATATACTTAATTAAGTTCTTGTAACTTCTACCTTCAATATCTAATTTTTCGGTAACAATTGATAGTATTTCTTCTTTGTCTTCATCCCTCAATAAAGGATTAGATAAGTCAACAATCTGTTCATTAACTTGGAAAAATTCTTTTTCAAAAATACCTGATTTTGTTTTACCTGTTAAAAGATTCTTTAGAGTTTGATTGTCTTTTTGTTCTTTTAACAAATCTTCAGCTCTTGTTAAAATATCGTTATAAGAAACTTCTTTTTCAAGTATCTCAGGAAAAAATTTAACTAAAGTTTTTTCACCCAAAAGATAGATACCTTCAATATTATCTGATTTATCACCAGTTAATATCTTTAAAGTTTTTACGTTATAGTGTGGGAACTCAAAGTCATCAAATTTAATTCTATCTCCGTGTTTAAACGTAGCTTTAACTGATGGTGAGTATATGGACACGTTTTCGGAAATAAGTTGTGTTAAATCTCTGTCTGATGAAAAAATAAGTTTATCTTCATTTTCAGATACTTGACAATAATAAGCAATTAAATCGTCGGCTTCTCTACCACTAATCTCTAATTGTCTTATATAGACTTCTTCCAAATATTGTTTGATACGATTTTTTTGTTTTAAGTAGGACATAAAGATTGCGTCCTCCATAACCAATCGTCGGTTTTGTTTGTATTTGGGATAAAGAATTCCACGTAAACTCGTGGAATCTTCACCATCCCATAATACTACTACCTTGTCAAAGTTTTGTTCATTTATGAATTTACGTAAAGTATTCATAAAATGATACAAAGCTCCAATGTGTTCTCCATTGTGGAAGTAATCCTTCACACCATGAAACCCAATTTTCATCAGATTGTTTCCGTCAACAAGTAGTGTTTTTTTCACGAACTAAAATTAAAATTGTTCGTTTGTAAAAGTTTCTTCAGTCTCGTCAAGAGTTATTTCGCCTGTCCCTGTAAGGATTGCGTTCCAATATTGTGAATACTCTTTCTTATATGTTTCAAGAGCATCTTTATCGTCAGCGATATATCCTTGAGCAGTTGCGATAATCTTACCATCTTTATATCCTAATCCGTTAATATGGTTCTTTAGGACAGAAATTTTTGTTCTGATAGCGTAAGATACCGTTCTACCATTTTTAGTGGCAGTAATGTGATTAATACCCGCATTTTTCTGATTACCAAACAAGAATACAAGAGCTGATGCTAACCAAAGGGCTTCACCACCTTTTGCTTTAATTGTTGGTTGTCCAAATGGATTATCAGGTAATTCAACCCAAGGTTGATTAACTACCACCATTGTGTTTGTATATGGGAAATCTTCTTTACGAGATTTAGTAATCCGAGCTTGAATACCCATACCAATCTTATCCGCTAATACAGATGCGTTATGTTGTTTACCACCTTTACCGTCAAATGTCATCTTACAAGGAACTGAACCAACTGAATCCCAAAGGAAACAAAGAGAATAAGGAATATTACCTTTTTCTTGTTCGTCTAATAGTTCGTTAATGTAATCTGTAACTTGTTCAATGTAGTCAAAGTTATCGTTAAAGATGAATTGACCATCCCATTCACCATCAACCATTTTAGCTTCAAGACCAAGTTCTACTGCATGGTCCCAACTCCATTTTTTCTCGGTGATAATAAAAACAGGCAAATGCCCCTTCTTCTGTACAGACACAGCGGCTTTGACAAGCGCGGTCGTTTTTGAAGAGTTCGAGTGACCCAAGAACATGTTGATGTTACCCAAAGCAGGACCAGGTAAACCGCAACTATTATGGAAAGCTTCACCGACCTCATAAAAGTCTGTTTCTTTATATTTTGTCTTGGTTGAATATTTGTCTTTGATTGCATCTAATGAAAATTCTTTTTTCTTTATTGCCATAAATGTCTATGATTTAATTTGTTTGTTGTTTAAAAATAGCAAAGGTTGGACACTTTGTGTATGTTAGTGTCCAACCTTTTATAAATTAAAATGGTAAATCACCATCTGGTTCTGCTTCTGCCTGTGGGTCAACATATGCCCCACCGATAGTACCTTCGTCAGATGAACTATCACCATAAACGTATTTACCTAAATCAGATGACCATCTTGGAGTTTCTCCACGAGCAATTGCTTCCAAATACTCAACAGGTTTCTTAGAGTAAACATCCATCCAAGTAAGTGGGTCTTCAGTCCAAGCCTTAGCCGTTTCAGCATCTGCGTGAACAGGTGTTGGGTCATCATGCATAACAGTCTGAATAACCGTGTAAGTAGCACCTTTTGGTGTCTTCGCCTTTGTCAATTCTATGATAAGGTCACGACCATTAACAGGGTCTGTGATATCACCTTTAGCTTTCCAAATCGGAATAATTTTATCAAGGATACCTTCGTTCTTGTAATTGTGTTTAAAACGCCAAAACTTAACTCCGTCAGCTTCGTTATCACGGTCAACCACTTTAACGATATAGAATTTACGTGGCTTATACGCCTTTGCAAGTTCTTTATCAGACTCTTTACCTGTTGACATTAATTCGTCATGAATTTCAGTCAAAGGTGAACGCTCGTTGTCGTTCTTTCCTGGGTCATAGATTTTATTCCATTTACCCTCAACTTGTACTTCGTGGTACCATACTTCTTTGAAGGGTGATGACCCGTCAGGTGTAGGTAGAATACGAAGACGTTTCTGTCCTGAGTTCTCATTTTGCATCAAGATTGCTGCAAAATATTTTTTCATTCTGTCTTCTTGAGACATTTTGTTTGCAGAGTTACCTCCACTTTTCGCTTTTTCATACTGTGCGAGTACAGCATCTAGGGAATTTGTCGCCATTTTGTGTGTATAATTTATTAGTTAATATTCAAGTATAAGTGTGTCAGCCGTAATAGTCAAATTCGAAATTTAGAATTTCAAAGGTTTGTAACCATTCTCTTCTCCAAAATCGTTAAATGTAGTTTTAATTTCTGATGGTGTATAACTTTCAACTTCATCAGTTGTTAAAACATATTCATTTTTTCCTGATTTTTCCATATCTTCTTCTTTATCAATAAAGAAATCAGATAACTTTTGATTAAATGGTCCCGAATCCAAACTTCTCAATTCCAATTTTTCT